CGAGGTTCTTGAGAAGCATAGTCGAAGCTACCCCACTTTGTTCCTTCCTCTGGTAGAAACAACCCACGGATCAAAGACTTAATCTCTGGATCTCTCGCCGGGATTTGCTGTAGGTTCGGGTTACTGGAAGAAAACCTACCCGTAACCGTGCCGCCCTCATCAGAACGCAGAGGATTAAAATCACAATGAATGCGACCATTACACGAATGTTCAAGAATTGTCTCAACAAAGGTAGTATTTGCCTTGTTAAATTCACGCAACTTCACAATCTTCTGTGCAATTGGGTGAGGGTGGTTCACAAGAAACTGTTTTGTAAAGGAGGGAGCATCCGTATTTTTTGTCCTTTTGTACGAGATCCCAAGAGAGTCGAACGCCTTTGCTATAGATGCAGCTTCCCAAGGGGAGACAGAGACCCCTGTCTCTTCCTTTATTTGTTTAAGTAAAACATCCTCTCGTTTCTTTAAATCCCTCTTAACCAACTCAGCTTTGTCTGTGTCAACCCGAACGCCTTTAGTCTTCATGTCTAACAGGCATGGCAGAAGACTGGACTCTAATTCAAAGATGCCACTAACTTCATCCTTGACAATATCAGAACGCAACCTGTCCCACAGACGCAGGGTTACCGCAGCATCTTGCTCCGCATATCTCCCAACGAAGTTAGCATGCAACTGCCACATACCAGACTTGGCATCAACACCATGCATTTCAGCAGCGGAACGAAGCATCTTTTCGTTCTTCCACTCACCGAGATACTCACCAGCTAGTGAGTTTAGATTGTAATACCTTCTGTTCTCATTGAGCACAGGGGCAGCTATCATAGTATCGATAATTTTACCCTGCACCTCTATGCCAGCCCACCGTAGCCAACCAAGATCATACATAGCGTTATGCATAACCTTCTCAATGTTCGGTGTTTCAAGCTGCTTCTTTAACCAGTTAATGACAATCTTTTCCGGCATATTTCCACCAGCCTCGTGGCGGATAGGAAAGTAACCAACGAAGTCACCTGCCGCTACAGCAAAGCCAATGACGTAACCATCGTTCCTACACCATCCCGGTCCCAGTGTAGTCAGGTTTGGATCTCTGGTTTCCAAGTCAATCGCCATACGCTCACAGTTTGTAAGGTCTGGCAGCGACGACGGGGGTGCCCACTCCTCTTCTTCATCAAATAAATCAGTCTTCATTTACTCGCTCCAAAGCATCTATAGGGTGTTGTGTCCACACAAATATAGGTGTTCCTTTACCTACATAAGCACCGGATACGTTAAACGAAAAGTATTCCACTGCGTCCTCGTGAGTCATGTCATGTTCTTCTACAAGGATCTCAATACATTTCGCAGCATCATATGCCAAGACGTTATCGTCCCCGCATCTTTCAGCTATACCAATTATAGCGTTATCAAAGCCATCAGCTATCATCGCAGTCATTTACAATCTCTCCTCCAAGTGCGGCATAACCTATGATATCTACCCATGAGTCATCCTTAGACATGTCTTCAGCTAATCTAGCCAGTTTCAATCCAATCATGCAAGCGACTACCTGCTCTGGTGTTATGCACCTACCCAGCACAACACTCCATATGGTTGCTATACGCTCATGGTTGAACTTAGCTGGCCCATATTCCTTGGCCCTCGGACCGTTGATTAGCTCTTCGGCTTTATTAAGAAAGTCTTCGCGTGTTTTCATAGCGGAAATCCATAGTGTGATTGTGATTCGATAATGTGTAGTGACTTACGAGCACGAGTTAGCCCGACGTAGAACGTCCGAACTTCGGAGTCCTGATCAAGACTTTCAGCGCATGCTCTGGATGAGTCTAATAATAGAGCGACGTTATCCGCCTCGCCACCTTTTGCTTTGTGAATCGTCGATATCTTGATCCTCGGGGTCCCAGTCAAAATAGACTCGCCCATACGACGTACTGATGTAATGTATATTCTCTCCGTCTCGCTCACTCGCAGCACTTCGTACCACGGTGTCTCCTTCGTTGCTGACAGGGAGCACTGGCTCTGAATATCGGTTAGCCTGTAAGTTTGTTCGGGGTCTAAGTTTGCGAGGACTTTCTTGCCAGCCTTTGTAATTATGGTTGGCGTTAATAAGGTGGACAGCTTCTTCAACTCTTGTGCAGACAGTTCCTGATCCTTGCATAGCTTTAACCATACCTCGATACCTGTTAATACATTTGGAGAAATGGACCAACCGGAACCTTCACGCCAGTACAGGAACCCTTGTTCTTTAAGGTCACTTGCGATTCTGTTGGCGATGTAATTGGTACGAGCAAGGATTAGCCACTCACCAGTTGTTATGTCCACATCCATGATATCACGATGCCAGACTATACTTCCAGTTTCTTTAGTGCTTGACCAAGTTTTTTCTTGCCTCGTTTGCAGGCGCTTAACTAAGTTATCTGCTTCTTTATGTATAGATATGGGAAGACGATATGATTTATCTAATACTATCTTATTATCGCATGCCCCCAAGAAATCTCTTACGTTCACACCCATCCAAGAATATATGCACTGATCATCATCGCCAGCGTAGTATATGCGCTTGGCATTAGGCTTCATTACTTCATGCACCATACGCCACTGGAGCGGGACAAGATCCTGTGCTTCGTCCACAATCAAGACATCGAGTAGCGGACACTCGCCCTGTTCGATAAAGTTCTCGATCATGTCTACAAAGTCTACCTTGCCTGTCTCTTTTTTATAATCACGAAACACCTCATCCACCAGCTTGAGTTGCTGGTAGTGCAGCCTACGATCAGCCACCTCGTTGAACTGTTGCTCGATGCTCACCCCTCGAACCCGTGCCATCTGAATTATGGAAAGATACGCATCACCACTTTTGCCGGGTCTAAACAAAATACCTTCAGCCATCGTTGCAGATGAGTTGGATGTGAACTCAAGCCCCAGTAATTTACCTATCTTAGAATAGTCCTTACCGCTCAATACCTGCTTAACCTGTAGCCCCAACACCTGAAACGCAAAGCTATGTAGTGTGCGAAACCAGATCATCTGATTTACATCCATGTTCAGCTTTGATGCGGCCCTCTCTCGAGCTTCTTCTGCCGCCTTACGACTGAACGAAACAAATGCTATAGACTCTGGTCTAGTGCCACTGTCCAGTTCCTGTTGTACGATCTCAATCAACCGTGTTGTCTTGCCCGTGCCCGGGGGTCCGAAGATAGTTGTTTCCATTAGAACGGCACCTCATCACCTTGGACCTCGATACTCGGAACTTGGACCTCTCTATTAAACGCAGGAACCCACCACACACGAAGCTGCTTCGACTCATTGTTTGTTGTGTTAAACCTACGCTTTCCGTTCGCTGGGTTACCAGAGTTAAGCTCCTTCAATCGCTCTTGTATCTGTCCACGACTATATGTCTCGAACTTGTTGTTCCGAAGAAACTTTATCAGTGCCTCTATTTTGAAGTACGTCATGTTGTCTTCATCATCAGTGTATGGTTTACCAAGAGTAACCTCTTCTGCTGACTGAGCCTGCACCCTGCCATCACAAAATCCTTCAAGTAGATCCATGAACTGACCCTTGTAGGTTAGCTCTTCTGGAACCTCGATCTCGCTCATGTCTTCCATCATCATAGAAACTATCTGTTGCCACGCATCCATCTTCATCAGCGGTGGCATCTTGCGGATCTGTTCCATGCAGGCTTTTTGAAATCTTTGTGGTGTCTGCAAGTCATCAGTTGTTAGCTCGACACGTTGCCCAGCTACATCACAAAACCACACAGGCGGCTCTGACTTAACAACACACAAACCCGACACATCCATGTTCGATACATGACTGCCGATACCAAACTTCTTTGTTTTGCAAAGTGTCTTGTTGCAAAAACTTTTAAGTGGCTCCTGATCACACGGGAATCCATACTCCTTCTTCTCATGCTGGCTCTGAATCGTTACGATCTCTGAAGCTGGCAGGGAAGGAGTGCAATACTTACTGTTGATTTCTTCGAGTCTAGCCTTCCAGTTATCTGGCTGCTCTTTCTTACAGCCCACGGCTGCTGCAAACATAACTGTATTGCGTGTGCCTTCGGGAATCCCCTGTCCGAACATACAGCCCAGACAGGGGGCCCAATCCTTGAACTCGTCCACATGCTTACCAAATGTCAAACCAACAAAAACATTTGGATCCACACTCCTCCGATCTACAAGTTCAAGAAATTCTTTTAATGACGCTGGCTCTCCGTCTTCCTTAATCGCGAAGCGGAGAGTTTGTTCCTCATCAAAGTACGGCAGGTTAATAAAGTTCCCCACATCGCCACGCTCGACAAGAATCTGTTCTTGCTTTGGGAAAATTTCACAGCCGCCGTAACCAAGTACGGCAGAAATTTCTGAAGCTTTATCACGGAACTCTCCTGCATTTATGTAGTCTTGGAAGAAAAAGAATATATGTGCACCACCAGACTTTGAACGGCACACCACACAAGGAACCTTCATTTTCTGAAGCTTCTTATCCAGTGCCACCAGATCCAGTGGATACTGATCGATGTCTAGTGCACCGAACTTACAGTTATTGTCTTCGTTAATCGGAATAGAGCCAACACCATTGGTGCCTTTTAAATGCTCCTGAATTAGCTCTTCCGTTAGTGGTTTGCGAACGATGAATGACTTAGCTTTCTGTTTGCCAGCCCTTCTCTCATTCGATATTTGTGTCTGTCCATGTGCTCCGCTGAATCCTTCAAACGCAGCCATGAACCTTTTTAAATAGGTCATGGTTTGCCCCTAGTTGGTTTGGGGTGGCGTAAGGGAGAACACCACCCCAAGAGGTTTAAAACGGTACGTCTGCTCCTTCTGTTTCACTCCGTTTGTCTTCGCCAGTCCCCGTCTTAATCTCACCAGCCTTGAATGAGTTGTATAAATCACGGGCTTCTATGATTGCAGATTGCGGTACATCACTCATCTCAAGTTGAGCAACAGAGTAGTTGAACCACGAACCTTTGTCGTTGGACTCCTGAATCGAGGTTAACTTCCAAGGCACTGACCACATAGGTGGATTGAACAAGCCCTTCTCTGGGTGCATAATCTTCAGCCCCGCACGACGAGTGTTCCACTGCTTTGCAACTTTCATCTGTGTCTTCTTCATGTCACAGATCATTTGCGTGGTAACGCCACTGGAGTCAACTCCCAAGACCAAGAACTGAGCGGATCGAACAAGCTCGTTACCTGAAGGTAACATCTCAGCCGAACCATTCCTTTCAGTCTTGCGGATGTCTGGATCATCGGGCATTAACTCACCCATGAATCCACCACCAGCTTCTCGAAGCTGGAACTCCAGAAACTTTGTAGTGTACGCACACATCAGCACTGTAAGGCCAGTGTCAGCTTCCCAATACTGACCAGTTACTGTGTTGAAAATATCTCCTGCCGACGCACCCTTTATGAACTTGGGATCTGTCTTCAGAAGTTGTGGTGACAGGGGCTGCAAAATTCGTAAGAACGGAATCTGCATATCGTCTGCACCAATTGTTTCCATGCCTTGACCTGCGCTTGCGAACAGATCGTCCATGATATTTGCCACTGCTGTGGTCTTTGCTTCTGCTACTGCTGTATCAGCCATCTCTAACTCCTCGATATCTTGGCTTCGGTTCCGACAAAAACACCGAACGTGTCAAAGTCGATTTCTTTTCCTGATTCAATACGCCCCTTCACCCAAGCCTTCAAAGTTTGTGGGTGTACATGCGTCTTCTGGGCTGGATCCAAACCCTGCTCCTCGAGATCCGCGACTACGGATCCGGCAACATTGTCCTGTCCAGCTTTGAATGAAACAGTTACATCATGTTTAATTAAGTCTCCCTCACCAATGGAACGTAGCCACTGGAAAGCTTCATCTCGTTTGTCTTCCGCTATTCGAGCATGAACAAACTGACGTAAGGCAACCTTATTACCATCCACGGTAATACTGTCCATGCCCATCTCTTGCATAAGAGCGGGAATGTCCTCTTCGTTTACTTTTCTTTTTTTGAATTTAAGATCCTTCAGATACTGCTCTGTTGTTGCAATGTCTTCATCGATCTTCATAGACTCACGGATGAGAGTAGACAGCGCACTGCCCTTCTCTCCGCTTACCTTGTCGAACTTATTGGCATCGACTTCCTCATCTATCAGCGAGAATATATCGCTCATCTTTCTACTCCTTCGTTAAAGTTTTACCCCTTCGGGTTGGATGAAGGTGATACGACGCATCACCTTCAGTTGTCAAGCAGCTTCTTTTCTAGCTACCTTGACCAGATGTGCAAGCTGTCCGCTAACACTTCTATCTTCTTGTTCTGCCATCTGTTTCAAAGCTTCATAAACAGTCTTATCAATAGCCACTGTTTTCCAAACTTTATTAGATTTACTTTTAGCCATAGCTTACTCCTTCTTAACTCTTATCATATAGAACGTATAAATCGTCAACTATTTTTTATAACTTCATCTAGTTTCGCAGGTATTTCCCCATTAAACCTGCGGTTCCCAGCGTTTCGCTCAGAAAATTGAGGCGGGGTAACCCTCGAGAATTGATGTGGATACTTGTGCACCTCACCTGTTTCGAGATCTACATAAACCAGTTGCACCCCTATCTGTCTCTGAAGATCAGTCAGTGTTCGAGATATAATCGACTCGTCCTTTCTTCTCGACACAGTCTTGACATCGAAGTAATGCCACTCGCCTGACTTATCTAGTACGACCAGATCAACAGGACCTTGCTCCATCACCTGATAATAAACGTGACAGCCCTTCGATATGAAATAACTAGCAGCAATCAACTCTGATCTTTTGCCAATAGCTATGTTTGTATCAGGGCCATCACCCACTTTTTTTGTACGTCTAACCACTACCCACCCCTCTTCGGTGATAACTCGAGCCATTGCCGCGCTTCCTCACCTAGTGTCTTTGCTGACAAATCAATCTTAGCCCGAAGAGATTTAACTATATGCTCATCCACTGTACCCTTCGATACAAAGTCTACATAGGTAACGCTGTGGTTCTGCCCGATACGATGACATCGATCCTCCGACTGTACCCGGGTCTCGAGGTTGAAGTCGTTCGCATAGTAGATCACGTTAGTCGCTGCGGTCAGCGTCAGGCCATAGCCTGCGGTCTGAGGGTTAGCCACGAAGAACCTCGCATCTCCAAACTGAAAATCCTGAATCGCTTTCTGTCTGTCCTCATCAGAGGTGTCCCCAAAATAACTGACAGTGGAGCTCGAACCGTGAACCTTGGACAGTGCAGCTTCGATGTTTCTTATGTCGTACCTGAACCTCGACCATATGATTACCTTGCCAGACATCTCCTCGATGGTCTCCATCAACGCAGTGATGCGATTGGTTTTGAATTCCACCAGTTCCTTATCATCACTCATTACATGACCACACAACACCTGTTGTAGCCGGAGTAGTTGCGTCATAACTGACGGTGCAGTTACCATCTCACCATCATCTAGCAAAGCAATAGCTGCGTTCTTCAGTGACATGTAGTGCTTGATCTGTTCGTCCGTCAGGCTGACATGGCGTATGGTATACACCTTCGCCGGAAGATCGAGTGCTTCTTCTTTCGTTACGCGATACGAGAAACTATCCAGTTTGGTAGAAAGTTCGTCAAGATTTCTGTATCCCACGATTTGCTGAAAGCTGTGGCTGCCCATCCGTTGAGTTCTGACGATGGCGTACCTTCCTTGAAACGAGTAGTAAGAGTCATGCCCCAAGAGTTCGGTATCCATAAATCCGCATTGCGAGTATAAATCCATCGGCGATTTTGTAACGGGCGATCCAGTGAGTATACGGCGAAACGATGCACTCTTACCAATTGCAACCAGAGCTTTAGTCCTCTTGGCTTTCGGGTTTTTAATAGTCGTTGACTCATCAACCGCAAGTAGAAACGACGATCCGCGAACGAACATCTCCATGTACTTTCGTACCTTGGTTGTTGCAAAACCTTCGACATTGATGAGGAGAATGCGGAGCTTTTTACGCTCCGTAACACCTTCCTCGAGGTGCTTCTTTTGATTCTTGTTTGGGTTCGGATTCCAAACATATACCTCGTGTTCAATGTCCTCTCGTAGATGAGCAGGTATTTCAGATATCTGCCAGTTACGGTACACACCTTTGGGTGCAACGATGACGGCTGTGTCAATCTTCTTTTGTTCATATAGCCACGCCATGTTGTCGATGAGAACTTTAGACTTTCCACAACCCATCTCCATAAAATAGCCGTAGTTAACTTTGTTGTACGAACGCTCGAGCGCGATGCGCTGGTGCTCATACGGTTTGGTTTTGTACTTGAATTCCATTTGTTTTCTTTTGCCCCTTGAGCGGTCTGCCCCTTTGAATTTTACCTATTGCAGGGCTTCTCTCCACTTCAGCCCTGACTATCTTCCCGTTCAAACTTTCCCCTCGCTTCGCAGGGTAAGACTCTTCGTTCGTATTTAATTTGTACCATCCTCTGTACGGTTCTTCTTGAACGCCAAAGTCTATCGGACTCCAGTTCATTGTGTCGAAGTCCTTATCCACATCACAAGTGAATATGTGGTTTTGCAGTTTTAAATTAAAAGCCATCCTCTTGCCCCTCCCAATCACTGCTGCTCGTCTGACTCCTCGATACCGCCTGACAATAGTGAGTGCTTTGCAGTCTCGAGATACCACACAATGTCCGCGACATCCTCGATTGTGGTCATCATCTTTATCGAACCGTCCTTGCTTTGACCCACAATTATAGCATCCGCGAGTATCTTGCCTGCGAACTCGCACACTGTAGGCACTGGGTCTGCGGACAGTTTTATTCTTTGATTTAGATAAACCACATTATCGTTATCATTCTCATCAGTCATCGAGAAAATCCTTTTCATCTACTCTACTCCTTATGATATGAGCCTTATTCCTCATGTCAATGTAAGTCTCCAACCGCTTTCTGGTTTTCTCCGCTTCACGACATAAACCCGCAGACATTTGTTCTGTAAGTTCCTCATCGAGGATACGAATAATTCGGTTCATCCCTGCAAAATTCTTTTCCATGCTTCTCGCACCTCTGCTTCCGTGTCCTTATCCACTGGCTCTGGATCGTTTAACCAGCCTTCAATCACATCTTCTATTATACTCACCGCATCAGACCAATACATCTTTTTCGGTGTAGCGCAAAGATCTTCTTCGCTTGGCATTAATTTGGTTTCTAACATCGGGATCTCCTTCGGATCTCTTTGGATTATTTCTAGCTTACATAGAGGACACACCAGTAAGTTTAGTTTTATGTCGTGCATCTTCTTAGATTTTTTCGTGGTGAAAAATTCAAGTTTGTGGCGGCACTTCGGACACTGGCCTGCGTCCAACCGCTTTTGCCATGTGCCATCGCCAGCCTCAATCACCATCATAGACCTCCACGCCCCCGTAGGCTTCCTTGCCTGCGGTCTCTTGGACTTCGCCCCATGTCTCTGCCATCATGTCATGTACGTCAGATAGATTTAAATGACTGACCATGTCCATGTGACCTTCCATCTCCGAAGTAAAACTAAGATAAGTTTCACTCCGGTCTGCGACCTCAAGCATTTTTTCCATGAATTGCTCTTCAAGTTCCAAGGCCATCTGCTTCATTCTACCCATGCTCCTCGACCTCCTCTTCTTCCTTAACGTCCTCTTTTAACACCCACTCACCCCAGTAATACGACTGTTGATTAGCTGGTGCAAAATTGAATTCACTATGCAATGTGCAAACAGCTTCACGCAAATTCCTAACGTCAGACAAATTGCAGTCCGCAGTCTCTTCGATCATGTTGCACATGGCCTTCAACTTGTTATGCATATCCAGAAACTTGATACGCATATCCCTAGTTACTCTCTTACCATTAGACATTACTTTGCTCCCTTCGGGTTTGTCTTCTTCACTTTCTTCACATCAGAATAATTATTCTTCTTGATGACCCTGCCCATAGCGTCATGCCGGACAGTTATTTCCAAGGGCAGCTTCAATGCTTCCCTTATCTCCTCAAACGTCGGTACTTTGTTGCTCATCGGCCTTATTCCCTCCTCTTGTGAACAAACTACTTTTATAATAGGAAGCCCCTCGTTGAGCTCCCTCATCCTCAAATAATATTCCATGTCCTTCAACTTCCCCTGTGCTACACAAGCTTCCTTCGTTGTGTACCTCTCCACAGAGAAAGTGCTATAACATTTATTAACCGGTGCTCCGTTAAAATCGGTAGCCATGCACAGGACAATAAGATACTTCCACACTAGGCTATCTCCCTTATGTCTGTACCATACACCCAGTGACCATTGTCCAGATCCACCACATACCTCGTTCGCAGGATGGAGTCCGCCGAACCAAGGTTTGCTTCAAAAACCTCATGCCCATACTTCTCCCCCAGCTTGACCTCGTCTATCGTGACGATGGATGCCTCGCCGTACTTCGTTGAAACACGATCCCCGATCCTTATTAGCATCGTCCAGTTTGCTCCTCTATCATACTCACAATGTTTCCATAAGAGTCGGACACCCAGTAACCACCATTGTTATGTGTGCCATTGTCCACGATACATATGTCGCGTTCAAACTTGCCCCAGCGGTGCGACGATTGACTGACACAAAACGTATCGCCTGTCAGGAAAACCTTCCCATCATCACGACCACTTGTCCTGCACACGCGAGTTAATTCAAGAATTATCATTATCAATCTCCACTTCATTCACAGGATGTACATTTTCCATAGTCCATTCGTGACCATAATCTGCTTTGACCCAATCAGTGTCATTTTGCTTTGCCATCTGCCAAGCTGTATCCGCATTTGGCGCTTCAACGATTAATTCGTAG